CCTTTGTTTTTCATTATATCTTCAATCTCCGCTTGATCTAAATGTGGAAATTGTTTTACCAGTTCGTTTACAGGTATTTCTTTAACTTCACCAACGTAGTATATATCATCAAAATATGGAGAGTCTGTTCTTGAATAAACTATATCCGCAGGATCAACGTATTCTACCTTAGCACCCTCAGAAGTATTAAAAGAAGTTTTAACAGCACCAATACCTAGTACTGTTAAATCGTAGAAAAATCTCTTTTTAATCAACTCGTAGTTGTTACCCTCCATTAAAACTTTCAAAGCTTGCTCTTCAGCTAACTCAACAGCTTGTTTGTAAGTTAACTGCATGTGCAACGCTAGCTCTTCTTCACTTTTAGGTAAAGTATTTGGATCGTTTTCGTAGATGTTTATTCCAAAAGCTTCTTGAACAGTGTCGTTAAAACTGCTAGTTCTCATATCTTTTAGTATAGACTCCATATATTGAGTTCTTTGTTCTACACCATAAGGATCTTGAGAGTATGCTTTAATATCATAAGTTCTTTCAGCTATACCGTTTACAACTATATCAACAAACTTCGGAATAATCGGAACTGGAGTCCAGTCTAAGTTTAAGTAGCTTAAGTCACCATTGATAGATAACTCATCTTTATATTTTTGTATCGATTGTTCACCTCGAGCGTAAAGCCTTAATCTATGAAAATCGTTTTTTATATTTCTAAACCTACTGTTAGCGTAGTTTCTTTCGTTCTTGAACCATTCTTGTTCAATACCTTTTGCTATTTTCAAACCATACTCATAGCTAATTTTCTCTAAGTCGCTAACAACTTGACTAGGAAAATAATTACTTACAACTGACTCAGCCATATTTAATGTTTAATTATCTGTGAAGTACTACCAGTGTTTTTATATCTAGCAATACTTAAATTTAATTTAGGTTTTTGTACTTTTTGGTTTGGTGCATACAAGTGTCTGTTACAAGCCATTATAGCTAAACCAGAACTTATCGAGGCATCAAACTTAGTTCTTTTGTTTATGTCAAACTTACTCCAATCATTTAACAAATCATTGAAGTATAGCGTTCCATAAGTACCATCTTGTAATAAACCAACATGGTCATTAATATACATTTCAATAGCAGCTGCGTGAGCTTGCTTAATGTCTTCGCTTGAGTTTGGTATACCTCCAACTTCTCTTTCAGCTGTAGATAACTTATTCCAAACTTTATCTGGTCTATTCATGCTAAAACCTCTGTAACCTCTACGTCTTAAATAGTAAAGCAATCTTGGTTTATTATTTTCTGCTAGTATTGGCATACCGTAAAATACTAATGCCATTAATACATCTTCAAAAAATATCTCTGCGGTTTGTGGTCTAGCTAAATATTCTAAAAAGAACGTATTAGCAGGAGCATCTTCCATACTAAACTTAGTTAATCCATGTAATGATCCTTTAGATCCTTTACCATCTACGGTACCACTAATATCATAACTGTCGCAACCAAAAGCGCCCATGTGCTCGTTACCTGGGTATCTAACTCCATTTTTTAATATAACTCTATTTTGTAGGTTGGCAGGCGGTGCCCAACTTATTTTAAATCTTCCATTTGGATCTGGTGTAAATATAACTTGCGTGTCTTTTACTCCATTAGCCCATTGAAAGTTTCCTACGTTTAACACTGAAGAGTTTCTATTGCCTTCATTATAATCTATTTGCTCGTATATCTTAACAAGATTAAACAAGCTGTTCTTTGTTTCATCTCTAAACGCATGCTCTTCAGTTCTTGGAAACTGTCGATAAAATTCGTTTAGTGCGTCTTGGTCATCTCTTAATCCATCAGCTTCATTATCCCAGTTCTCTATTACGCCAACGTCTATTAATTCACCGTCGGGTCCATAACACTCTCGTGTTGGGGTATCGAAAACTGGTCGTCCAAACTCATCAATAAATCCCTCATAGTTCCATTCCATTGGGATAAACAAAGAATATAAACCAGAGCGTGTTTGACCATTTCTATTTCTTTTCGTGACATCACTGTCGTTATACAACTTCTTAAAATTATCTCCACCTTTATCAAGAGCATTACTCGTTGATCCCATCATACACTTACCTATAATCCTGCTACCTAACCTTAAACAAGTTTTAGTAACTCGCCAGTTGTTTAAAATATTATCAGGTCTTTCCCACTTACCACTTTCATCGTGAACTAACAAGTTAAGCTTTTCACCGTCATAACTGTTATCACCTGTGTTTTTCCAATCAATAGTAGTGTCAAGTCCAACCAGCTCTTCCTGCTTTTCGTTTGCAGTAATTTTCCTACGCGTAAACTTACTTGCAGGAACCCTATAAGCAAGTTCACTTTTAGGTCTGTCCATACCATCTTGTATCGGTTTAAAGAAAAACGGATAGTTGATAGATATTGGAACAACTTTGTCGGTAAACATTTTCTTAGCATCTGCACCACTTTTCGATAGTATTCCATATCTAGAGTCACTCGATATAGTAGCTAAGTTAACTGTTTCTGCGCTAGACATAAAAGAAAAACCAGAACGTCTGTTTTTCAAATAGCACATACCGTAGCATCTTTTATCTGCTTTGCAGGCTTCCCAAAATATAAAGAACAACCTATTTGCTTCACGAAAGTCTGGAGCTCCAACATCAATCTTACTCCATTGTAAATACATGTAATGACTACCTGTTATATATGTAGGTTCACCGTTATTATTAAACCAATAGCCTTCATCTCTATATTTAAACTCTTCATCAATAAAATCATACCAATTATCCTTTTGCTCTTCAGGATAGTTTCTCCAGTCAAATATATTTTTAAGCTTACTTAGCTCTTTTGGATATTCTAGCTTTTGCCATTTCTCTGCGTCAGGCAAGCGCACTCGCAGTGGTTCCAACGGCAAGCCAATCTGCAAGCCTTGGATTTCATATATTTGTCCAATTTTACCAGTTTTGCTGATAACCACAATATCATGTTCTTTATTGTATCCATACTCCCATTTACGCTTTTTGTTAAGTCGACTTATTGTAGTCTTCTTAACTGGTTCAACTATTTTATATAATGTTTGTTCGTACATCAAAAACGCTATTACTTTGATCTGCCTTCCGCGAAGCCCTTAAATACTCGTTCCTTTTTTTCTTCTTGTGTCTTTCCTTCCAAAATATTTTCTTCTTCTTGTATACGGTTGAGGATTTCAAATGCATCAAATATAGCTAGTTTTTTAGTAGCAGCAGCGTTCTTCAGTCTATCAGCAGACACATCATCTTCAGTATTAGTAATGATTTGCTCTTGAGCAACTTTAATTAACTCATCAACTGCTTTACGCCCAGCTAGGATTATACGCTTCTTCGTTTCCTTGATACTCATATTTAATTGTAATAAATTTGGATAATGCTCGGTAAAGTCTAACCCCATCAACAACGAACTCGTACGTAGAGACAGGATCAAATCCTACTAAATCTCCCACGTCTACTAGTCCATCTGAGTATTTAACAATACCTATCAAAGGTCTTTCTGATTCTGTGTTGAAGTTGTCTACCGCTTTTAACGGTTGAACAAAACAGTAGCCTGGTAAGCATCTCCAATCGTTGTTTCTTTTGTATAGAAATATTTGATCTTCTGATACTATATATCTATTATCGCCTAGATAACTTCTACTATTTTTTTCTCTACCTTTTACATCATGCCATCTTCTAAACACGTTGTGATGCACAAGCACAGAGTCTAAGTCTTGTATATTAGTTTTGTTAACTCTTGGAGTACTTATAACTTTGGCTTCTCTGTTTACATATTGGTGATTGTAAACCTCCGTGTTTAATATTAGGCTAGATCCATCGACGTCTACAGTGTTATTGTATCTTTCACCATCAGGCTCAATTACAAAATTATGTATACTTCTCATTAATACTCTAGATTATATTCAACAGATACAGCCATGTTTTTATTAAAGTCCTTCCAAGGAATAACATTTTTGTTTTTTCTAATATATATAGAGTACTTATCTTTTTCCTCTATTATATCGCAGATAGTATGACCACCATACACTTCCTGTCCAACAGCGTAGTGCATGGCGTCATTTTTATAATCTTTACCTACACTAATCTTTCTTATCAGCTTTGCCATCTTCTTTATACTTTATAGAACCATCTTGAATGTTTATGTCTGTAGTTTCGTAATCGTTCATAAACTCTTGCTGAAGTTCCTGTAGCACAGCTTGTAGATCGTTAACAGTGTGTAACAAACTATGCTTTTGAACCTCTATAGTTCCTAGTTCAGACTTAACTCTATTGATACCGCTAACGGTTCTTTGAAGTCTTTCTAATTGCTGATCTGTAATTTTTTCCGCACGGGGTTTTAAGTCCACCGTCTTCGGGGTCTTTCTTTTTGCCATAATTTAATTTAATTTAATTTGATTTATTTTTATTCTCCTATATAAGCTATTAACATTCCAGACGCTGGATCAATCTCTGTCCATCTACCGTAAATGGTAACTCCTTGTGGAAATGTGTTTGAAGCGTCTATTTGTAGACCGCCACCACCACTGATAGCTGTTTCAGATGCTACCGCTAGATTGTGAGCAGCTGCCTCAGTACCTACGTATTCTAAACCTTCAGTAGCTGTATGAGCTGTGTCTGCTATCAAGCCTCCACTAGCGTCAAATGTAGTGTCAGCTAAAAAAGTTATAGCTACAAACACCTTGCCAGTTGGAGGTGTCATAGCTGCTGTTCCGTCATTAAATGCAGATCCTAATTGACCAAAGCCATAAGCTGTATCCTGTGATATTGCCATAATTTTATTTTTTTACTTTTTCTAGTGAGCGTCCGCCAAAATAAGCTCCGATCACTGTTATTAATACTAGTTGAAGAAGGTCTACGTACGAGTCCTTCACATTAAAGTTAATTGCACCAGCATCAATAAATATTAATAGCATCGTGCATACTATTAAGAATATTAACGTCATTGGACGTACATTCTTGCTAAGCCATGAATCTGACTTTAAATCTGCTTCCCAACGAGATGTGATGTTCTTTTCCATCTCAACTTCGTAGTTAGCGATTAATTCTTTTATTTTTCTCTCTGCTTCTAGCTTCTCTTCTTTAGTAGTGGTTAAGTTATCTAAAACTCCACCTACGTTTTTTACAAGATCACCCGCTCCAGCAGAGAATATTTTATTTAATATACTCATTTAGATTTAGGTTTAGTGTGACCATAACCTTTCTTTTTAAGCTCTAGATGTTTTTGGTAAGTTTTAGCCATAATAGCGCTTTTGCCTTTATACATCATGTGAGGTTTGAATTTCTTAGTAGGCATATTATTTCGATTTTACTTTTTCAAACGAACTAATTCCAAAACATCCTAACGTTACCCATACGAATGAATTGTATATAACTTCGTTTATTACTAATGTACCATTAACGAATATAAAACTAGTAACTAAATCTGCAATAGCAAATAAACACATTACTACAAATGAAGAAAAGCCTACCACGTTCTTTTCGTTAATCTCGTTTTTATCTTTAAATAAACTCCACATTATTTTTTTGTTTTTTTAACCCACTTAGGATAACCAGGTAGTAATTTACCATCATCATCGTACTTATGAACGTAGGTCATGCCTGTGCGAGATGGGGATACTGGACCACCTTTATCTATCATTTTGTTTTGTTTTTTCTCTTGAGGTGGCTTAAACCCTGAGAATTTTTTTTGCTTAAATGCCATGATCTAAATTTTGTTTGCTTCCCAAGGAAGTCGTTTATCTCCTTCTATTAGTTTTTCACCATTGTGAGGGTTTATTATAAACCCATCCTCTCTTAACCACGTTTCGCCTTTGTAATAAACAGCATTATCATCATAAGTTTCTGTACCAAGCTTCATAGCTGTTATGTGTTGCATTTCATGCCTCATGGTTTGATGTAGCATTGGATCATCTAAGCTTAAGTCTTTGCTTACGTAAATAGATCCATCCATATTAGCCTCAGCTAAAATACCATCGCCTAGCTTCTTTCTAAATACAGGTGTTCCAGGTATAACCTCTTGTTCAGTTTTAAATTTAAACTTACTTTTGATATTACCACCTTCAGCCTGCAACCCTTTATTTGAACCTAGTTTAAACGCCATTACCTATCTGGATCTTTAATCATATCATCAATAGCTTTGTTGTAAACCTTGTCAGTATATGATTCGTTATTATAGAATTTACTTCTCGATGAAGTAGGTAAGTCTTCCTCACCTAGTAGTATTCTATATATTCTACTTATTAATTGGCTGCACTTAAATGAAGTTTTATATACGCTATATTTTATCGTCGTGCGATTTCTATGTCTCCAAAC